TAAGATCTCTGATGTCTGGATGTTCTGATGCTATATCTCTAAGTATTCCAACAAGAACTTCTTGTCTACGCTCAATCTCAACCATTTCTTCTGCAAGCTCTTTATTCTCAAGTAGTCCAGCCTTCTGCAACATGTCAATACGTTTAGACTCAATATCCATAACAAGTTTAATTGCAGCAGTCTTTGCACTAAGATTATTAGTTATAGAAGCCTCATCAATAACCTCATAAGATTTTGTTATCAATTTGCTGTAATGTGTATCAGCACCAACAAGTGCTTCTTTAGCACGAGCACGAATTGCAGCATTATCAGATGCCATAGTCTTCCACTCATTGATAAGAGAAACAACACGTGTACGTGGAATATCTAACTCTTTTGAAATTACTGTAGGATCATTACCCTTAAGGTATTCACTGACAACAGTGTTAACTTGATCAAGATGTTTTACTAAGTCTTCTTCAGTTGACATATTTTCCTTCTAGTCTATTAATTTCATCCTTGATATAAAATATTGCCTTTTCAAGGTCCTGAATTGTTTTTGATTCATCCTTAAGTCCTGCTCTCCAGAGATACTTAAATGCATTTCCAATGTTAAAATTACGGTGACGGGTAATCTCAATGCACTCAACCCCTGATGGGTCTGTAGTATAATGTGATGGGTGATTAACCTGATCAACTGTTATGTTTAGGTTATTACTCATATATAGGTTCCACAAATAATCTTTTTAAACATTTTGCACAATCTACATATGTCATACGTGTATATGGACATGAAACAGCGTGTTTAATGTTGTGTTTACAAAAAAATTGTTTAGTTTGTGAATATATATAATAAATAAAAAACTTAATAGTCTTCATCATCTTCTTCCCACTCAAATGCTTCTGGCATTCCTTTTAATGCTGTTATTACATATGTTAGTCCTACTGCACCAGCAACACCTAAACCAATAAGAATCTTTTGTGTTTTATTCATCGTTTACTCTTTCTTAGATTAAATTTAGCTAGGTAAACATAGATAGTTTCTACGCTTGCCCCACATTCTTTTGCAATTTCTTCTGGAGACTTCTTATCAATAAGAAACCTCTTTTTTAGCCATACTTCTGAAGTATATAGTTTAGCAGACATATCTATCCCCTGTCAACTTTAATAACTGGATCAAGCCTATCCCAGTACCCTTGAGGGCTACCCTGATACATTTGTCCAGTCTCACGATCCATCAGTAGCCATTTTGTTGGAGAAAGAGTTCTTACAGTCAAGGTAACATCTGATTCTTCTTCTTTAAAAGAAAATGCACTTCTATCGCTCATAGCTCACCAACTGCTTTATTCCAGTTCTTAATGGCCCAATAACCAATACCACAAGCATCTGCCACATCATTGTCTTCAACTTTTTTATTATATGTAAACTCAATAAAATCAATTGTTCTTTGTTTTCTTAAATTACGCTCATATGTTTTATACCATGATTCAGATTTTCCAGGATTTCTTGCAACAATAATTGCTTTTTCTTCTTTTGATATTTTTTTGTTACCAATAAAATTTTGCCATGTTATTGGTGAAACTTTTCCAATAGTACGAATACCAGATTGTCCTGCTGCACCAAGCAGTGCACCCTGAACTAATGCAAGATCAGCAGCAGTTTTAGGACTATTCATAAATACTGTATGCTCAATAACAATTGCATCTACATTGACAATATGCTCAAATAAGGCTTTTGATTTTCTTCCAGCGTCAATAACTTTTTCATAAATATCTTTTCCTTCAAAGATAATTTTTCCATATTCTTTTAATTGTTCTCCATGAAATGTTGCATAAGCAAGACTGTTGGTACTTGCATCAATAGCACAAATACGTTCTGGCTTCAATTCAATACCCCATTTATTCTTGCTCATACTCAATAAATCCTTTTATTTCTTTTAACATTTTATTTACTGCTTTTTCACTTACGTTACAATTTGCACAAAACCCAGAGTCATTGTATATAGAAAGAGAAGTACCGCAACTACCTAAGCATCTACGGTCCTTCCCCCTTCTCTTTTGTCTACGAGTTATCTGATATCTTTCTTGAATTTTATCTTTTGTAGCAAGGTCCCTGCACTCAAGGCTACAGTAAATTTGATAACTGACCTTTGGCTCAAACCTAGTATCACATCTGCTACAAAGCTTCACTCAGTTCCTCCAGAGATGCTATTTTCACAACACCTGCCCCTGCTTCGTCACATGCTTTTCTAATTGGACAGTTCTTACAAACCTTAGAGTTTGATCTATAATTCTTTGTTGGAAGTTGTTTAACTTCCCAAGACTTACGAACAACCCTCATCCATTCAAAAGCTTCGTCAATCCATTTACGATAATGATCATTTACCTCTACTGGAATAACAAGAAGCTCATGGTTATTCTTGTTTTCATAAATAAGAACACCTTTTGCTTTCTTAAGAATCTTCATATAAATAAGTATCTGTACAACATGGCCCATCTTAGGCTTTCCTGTACGCTTGCGATACTCAAAAACTTCATTATTAGTTGTCTTTACTTCAACTACTACCTCTTCACCTTTCCAATTAATAAAGTTATCTACGTAACCAAAAATTGGAGGATCTTCATTATAAATTTTGAATTCTGAATCAATAGATATACCAGAGTTCTTAAATGCTGATTCAATTCTTCCATGAGCAAGAGTTCCATTAGTCATATTTGCTACTGCATATGGGTCAGAGTTATCCTCAAATACAGCACCCTCAAATGCAAGGTACCAATATCTTGGACATTCTCCATGGCCATAAGCAATAGTAGAAGGACCAAACGTTTTCTTCTGAGTATGCTTAGGCTCACGTCCAACTAGATATCCAGCCTCAATAACCTTTACAAGCTCTTTAGCATCAATCTGTGCGGTTGTTTCAACATCTTTTATCATGATCTGCTTTAATAAATTTTTTGTCATATTATCCCTTTTGTTTATATAAGTATAGCATGTTAGCGCATGATATATTTAAGTGCTGATACTAAATTGTTGATTGATTCTGCTGCTGTGTAATATATATTCTTCTTTGCCCTGTCATTTTTATCAACATTTGCCATCCAGGTAGCCTTAAATGCCATTTTTGCAGCAATTGCCTGTAGCCTTACAATCTCAATACTGGCTACTTGCGCTGGAATATCTGGCTTAATTATTATCTTGGCTATAAAGGTAAGAGCTTGTGTTAGCTCTTCATCCTTCATATAGTCTGCTATCTCAGACAATCCATTGACCATATCTAGCGTTGTTTGTTCACTCATCTTCTTCTCCTATTATTTGTTCCATTATTTCAAATTCAGTTATCATTAATCTTACCTTTGAATTTCCATCACCAAGGACTACAAGTATGGCAGGATCATTCCCATTTCTAATAGCATCTGTTACCGCTTTTGCCCAAACATCTTTGTTTAAAGTAAAAGATTTTGAACACTCTTTAAAATCTACTGTAAAGTTTTTCCAAGTAGCATCACCCTTGTGAGTATTACGACCAGAGTTTTTGTGCTGCTTAGCACCTATTCTTTTACTTTCAGATCTTTCGCTCATAGTCTTTCCTTGTTATTATAAGAGAAACTTTTGATATATGTTTTTGACTACACATCCATGTAACATCTGCACTATCTAACCAAAGTCTTAAAGAACTAACCTCTTCACTACATTTTTGGCAAACAAACTTTCCTGCAAAAATCTTAAACTTTTCAGACATTTAGTATTTTATTCTTAATTGAGTCTTGTAGATCTAAGTCTTCTCTAACTCTATTAACAAAACCTTCCCTACCTTGAACTTTTGTACCATCAGGCAATACATACCATGCACCTGTGCGCTCAACAATACCCATCATTTCAGCCGTATCAACAAGATCGCCAATGCTATCAATACCAACATTATCTCCCCTGAAATAAAAGTCATACTCGCCAGACTGAAAGCCAGGAGAAGTCTTAGAAAATTGGAGTTCCCAGCGGATCTTGCGACCAATTTTTTCTTCAATAAGTTTATCTCCAACATGGATCTTTCCTTTAATCGCTTGATTATCTGATTCCGATGAAAATAGTTTAATAACTGTTGAGGAATAAAACTTAGTAGCTTGACCACCAGTAGGCTGCTGACTAGTATACATAGCACTAATATTATTGCGAGACTGGCTAATAAGCACAAGCATAGTAGGCTTAACTTTATTATTAGCATAATTAAGCATCTTCCATGCATTGCTAAAGTCTCTAGACTCCGCACCAATTTGCTTGGTATTTTCAAGTTGCTTAAGTTCATCTGAATCCTTTTCAAAATAAATTGCTGGCAGCAATGACGTAATTGAGTCAATAACTATTATATCAACTCCAGCCTGCATAAGATTCGTTCCAACCTCAACCATCTCATTGATAGTACGACATTGTGAAACTATAAGCTTAGAGGAATCAACGCCAAGACTTTCTGCCCATTTCTTATCATAGGACATCTCAGCATCAATCCATGCACAGACTTTTCCTTCCTTCTGTGCTAAACCTATCATTTGAAGGCATAGGGATGACTTTGCAGATGATTTTGAACCCCAAACTAGTACTTGACGACCATATGGAAGTCCGCCGTTTAATGCACGATTTAAACCAAAGCTAGGTGTTGCTGCATACTCTGTTGCTGGAATAGTGTCTCCAGACATAACTGTTTTTCTTAGTTTTGGACTAAGCTGAGCCAATACCTCTTCTACTGTTATCATTAAAATCTTACCCCGTGTTTTTCTGGTCTAGTTTTATTAAAATCTACTTTTTCTTTTAATACATGATCAAGTGATAATCTAGTATACCCTGCTTCAACCATTCCTGCATATAGATCAAGTGTACGAATAATAATATCTGCAAACTCTTTAGTAATCTCTTCTTCACCCTTATCTTTACGTACTGCTTCCATTACCTCAGTAACTTCTGAAACAATCATCATACATTGTTTAGCAATAAATATATCATTTATAGCATCGTGATCTTCTGGACTTCCCCAAAAACCTTTCTCAACTGCATTCTTATGTAACTCTATTGCTAGATCATCAAACATTTTCTACCTCATTCATTGTAACGGTGCCATCCTTTGTTTTTCCAAAATCAAACTTATAAACATTTCCCTCTTCAATTTTCATATATGCTTTTGCAAACTGCATAGGAAAAACAACAACCGAATGCATCTCTCTTCCTGCATCTGCAAGCACTAAAGAAGCCATCTTTTTACCAGCCTTAGTTACTCTTGGTTTAAAAGAAACAACAAAGTGTTCTCCTTCTTTGTATGGCAACATTTTATAATTTAAAAACTTAACTAAAGAGCTCTTAGAGTTTTTTATCTCATCAGCAGGTACTGCAGAAACAATCCTATTGTCACTTGCAAGAATGAGATAAGTGCGACCAGTCTCAATAGATGTAGACTCTTCATCAAATATACCAACACTACCAGTCTTGTCCAAAACTTCAACTCTTGACCATCCTGTTCCTCGCTTAATTGATTTTACCATTCCTAATACCAGAAATGATCCAGTTTCTTCATACTCTTCAATATCATTAATATATGCATAGTAGTGTTGTGGAATAGAAGTGTTAAATTCAGGAAGATTTAAGTACTCATATAGATTTTCTTTAACTTCCTGCGAATTCGCTGGATTGTCTGGGAATGTAAGTGCTCCTACACACCTCATCGCCTGAAGTGCACGGCTATTTACTCCATTACCCTTTGTAAAGGTAAACTCTTCTACTTGCTTGTATGATGTGAATGGACGGCCTGCGATATATCTTTCTGCAATCTTGTCAGAAATATATTTAATACCCGTAAGCCCAAATCTAATTCCTTTGCCTTCAATCTTAAAGTCAATTTCCGAATCATTAAGATGCGGAAGTTTAATAGGGATACCCATACGCTTTGCTTCAATTAAATACTCCGTTCTTCCATCTTTATCTTTTTCATTCTTAAGTAGTGCAAACATAAACTCTAGAGGGTAGTGGTACTTAAGCCATGCCGTCCAGTATGAGAGTGTTGAATATGCTACTGCATGAGACTTATTAAATGAGTACCCTGCGTGAGCCTCAAAGTCATGCCAAAGATCTAACGCATCATTTGGCGCAAGGTATTGAGAAGCACCCTTAATAAATTGATCTTTGAAGACATCAAATTCTTTAGCATCTTTTTTCTTTCCAATGATCTTTCTAACTTTATCCGCTTCCGACATGGACATACCGCCAAGCTGTACGCATGCTTGCATAACTTGTTCCTGGTAAAGAATACAGCCATATGTTTCCTCCGTAAATGATTTCATAACTTGATGCTTATAATCAATGTTTTCACGACCATGCTTACGAGCAATATAAGATTTTCCAATAGTGTTCATGGCACCAGGACGAACCAATGCATTTGATGCAGCAAGCTCAGCAAGATTCTTTACACGCATCTTAACCAAAAGATTTGTGTATGGTGTTGCTTCGCATTGAAATACCCCCTTGGTATATCCATCAGATAGCATATTGTACACATTTGCATCATCCATATCAATCTTTAGTAGATCAATCTTGGTACCTTCACGCTCTTTAATGATATCAATGCAGTCTTTAAGAACACTAAGAGTCTTTAGACCAAGAGCATCAATCTTAATAAGACCAATGTTTTCAGCCTCACCCATGTCAACTGCTACTACTGGAATTCGTTCATCTTGTCCAGTTACTGATCGTGTCTCCATTGGTGCATATCTAAAGATTGGATCTTTACTTGTTACGACACCTGCTGCATGGATTCCAGTACCACGAATTCTTCCACGAAGTTGTTCACCATAAAGCTCCACCTCTGGATATTTTTCTCTAAACCAATGTGTATTTTTTGAGGTACAAAAATCATCCCATGTGTCAACTACTTTAAGCACCTTGTTTACATCTGGAAGAGGTATATTTAAGCATCGTGCAACATCTCGCACAACACCTTTATCTTTAAACTGTAAGAATGTAGCAATAGATGCAACATGTCTATATTGTCTAACTAAATAATCTTTTACTTCATCACGACGAGTATCTTGAATGTCTGAGTCAATATCAGGAAAGTCATTACGTTCTGGATTAATAAAGCGGAAGAACAGTAGGCCATGTTTAATTGGATCAATATCTGTAATGCCAAGTGCATAACAAAGTAAAGAACCTGCTGCAGAGCCACGACCTGGGCCTACCAGAATGCCTTCACTCTTTGCCCAGTTAAGCATGTTACGAACAACAAGAAAGTATGGTCCAAAGTTTTTCTGTCCAATAATTTCTAACTCTTCATCAAGTCTTACAAGATATTCTTCACTCTTGTCTAGCTTTTTATCTTTTAATCCCTCAAGAGCAAGCTTCTTAAGCTCATCCATTGGCTTCTTATATTGTACTGGAAGAAGATCTAGGTGTTCTCTAATATCATAATCTTCTATCTTATTAGCAATCTCAATAGTAGATGTAAACATGTCTTCACGATCAATACCCTGGTTTGTCATAGCATCTTTCATCTCTTCATATGAAAGAAGATGAATATCAAACTTATTAAAACTCATCATACGATCTGCTCCATAAAGATAATCAAGACGATCCATAAATGACTCGTGCTTCTTTGATTTATCATATGTTACATCTTTCTGTAACTTAGCATGAGTATTAAGAAGAAGCATTAGTTCCTGCACTTCTTTTTGACTTGTGTCAGAGTGATGGCAGTCTGGTGTTACAACAATCTTGACCTTTGCTGCATCGGCAAGTTCAATAATTCCTTTATTAACTTCTGGTGGGTTGTGTGGCATTACTTCAATATAGTAATCATCACCAAATTCTTTTTTAAACCACTGTATATGTTTCTTTGCCGTTGCCAGCTCACCTAGTTCAACAGCCTTTGCTATCCAACCACTAAGACATGCAGAAGTAACAATGATTCCATCTTTATACTTAGCAAGTGTTTCAAAATCAAATCTTGGTTTGCTAAAGAAACCATCTGTCCATGCAATTTCATTAATCTTATTAAGATTTTCTAGACCTTGTTGATTCTTAGCGAGAAGGACTATATGATGATAGTTTTGGTCAAGAGGGTCAAGGCGATCTGCCTTTGCTCTCTTATCTGCCATACTTGTCGTCATATAGCCTTCTACACCCAGTATTGGCTTAATTCCATTTGCTTTTGCAATACGGTGCAGTTCCCTATGCCCAGATAAAGTACCGTGGTCAGTAATGGCAATTGCTGTCATTCCTAACTCAACTGCACGGTTCACGTATTCTTCTGGAGTAGCAACACCATCCATTAAGGAGTAGTGTGTATGGACATGTAAGCCAACGTAGTTCATCTAGTTACCAGTCAATATTGGCTGATGAAGAAGATGAAGGAGTATCAAAGCCTAGATAAAAGGCTTCTTGTTCCGCATAAGGAACCTT